ATGATTGGCTGGTGGCGCGCTCACCATGGCATCGCCACGGACGCCAAGTACGCCACGGTGCGTGACCGTGCCGGCGACGGCGTGACCGTGGGGCACGTGGCCGCAATCTGGCTGGCGGTGCTCGATGGCGCTTCGCAGGCGAAGCCGCGCGGCAGCACCAGCAGCTTCGATCCTGAAACGGTCGCATCCTGCTACGGCTGGCCGCAAGACCTGGTGGAGCGCGTGTTCTCGGCGTTCCAGTCCAAGGGGATGCTGGACGCCGATGGTTTCGTGGCGAAGTGGCCGACGCGCAACCCCACCAAGTTCGATAACACGGCCGCCGAACGCAAGCAACGGCAGCGTACGCGCGAGAAGCAGCGCGCGACGCACGGCGGCGTAGATGATGAAAGTCACGGCATGTCACGCCGTGACGCCGTGACGGTCACGAAGTCACATTCCGTCACGCCGACAGAGGAGAAAGAGCAAAGCAAAAGCTCTTTCTCCGATGCTTCTAAGCAAGATACAAGCACCTCGCTAAAGTCAGACACACCGCGCATCGTGCGCGAGCGTGAGCACGCGTTCATTAATCCCGGCGATTTCTGGACATGGGCCGAAGCCAGCGGCATCCCCATGACGTTCGGCCTGCGCCGATTCCAGGCGCGGAACCTGAGCGAGTGGATTGCCCAGGGCCTGTCGGATGCGCAGGCGGATGAAGCGCTGCGGCGTGCACGTGTGGCACGCGCTCGATCCGGCAACGCAGCGCCGGTGAATCTCGGCTACCTGGCGTGCTTCCTGGAGGAAGTGCTGGCCGGCGAGGAGCCGCGAAACGATCAGCAGCAATCGGGAGGTGGCAATGAGCGAGGTGACGAGCTCAGCCGCGAATTTGCACGCGCAGGCTGACCAGGAGGAACTTCGGATGGCTGTCGCCGAATTGTTCTGCGTGTTCAGGCGCAAGTACGGATATCGCTGGCGTGACCAGTTCGAGGATCCGCAGGCGCGGCCGGTATGGTTCGCGTCGCTGCGCGCGGCTGGTGTTACCGCGGCAGCGGTGAAGGTTGGCCTGGCTACGTTGTCGAAGGTTGGCACGGGCTGGCCGCCAAGCGACGAGGAGTTCATCCGGCATTGCTTGCCGGACGCGCCGACTCTGGCGAAGGCGATGGATGAGGCTGGCCGTTGGGCGCGGGACAACACGGGCACATTCGTGTTCAGTCATCCGGCGATCGGCGCGGCAGCGCGAAACGTTGGTGCGTGGTCTTTCCGCGCCAAGCCGGCGAACGAGTTGCGGCAGTTGTTCGATGGCGCGTATCGCACGGCCTTGGCGCTGCATGCGAAGGGCGTCGACCTGAGCGTGCCATTGCCGAAAGCGCTTCCGGCGCAGGTGCATCGATCAATCCCGCGTGGCCTGCCAGATCCGCCGGCAGTGGCCGCGGAGCGCGCCAAGACCGCTCGGCTGCTGGGGCTCACGTCATGAGTCGCCGCCGAACCATTGTTCTGTGCCCATTCCTGCTCGCCGCGATGGTGGTGCGTGGATGGCGTAGCGGCGCGGGTCAACCCGCCGCGCGCTCGGCTGCTGTCTCGCTGCTACGTGAGAATGGCACGAAGCCGGAAGCGGGTCGTGCCGAAGTCAGTGGTGGCGCGGTTTGCGGCTGCGCGGCACCGGTCGGTGCAGGACACCCCCCACCGAAAGCAGGCGCCTCGCCGGCCGTGCGCCTTACCTGGTCGGGCCTCGAAAAATGGGAGGGGTTTTCAGCTTTCGCCGGTGGGGGCGCGGGGGAGGTGCTGCATGGCTGAGGTGGCGCCCGTGCCGGCTGGCCTGGAGCTGGAGCCGCAGGAGCTGCAGCTGCGCGCGACGATCCTGGGCGAGGGTGGGCGCCTTGCGGCGGCGATGCGCGCGCTGGAGGCGAAGCCGTGGCGCGATGGCACGTGGCTGCGGACGTGCTGGCGGTGGGTGCAGTGCCTGCTGGTGGTGCGCGGGTTTCGCGGCGCCACGACGGTGACCGACTACGTGGAGGCCGTGACGCGGTTCGCGGCGTGGCTGGATGCCGAGCGGCTGGAGTTGCGCACGGTGAAGGCGCGCGACCTGGACGCGTGGCAGCGCTCGCTGTACGTGCAGCGGCGCCTGTCTGCGTCGACGCGCCGGCTGGCGTTGATGGCGGTGCGCAGCCTGTACAGCTACCTCGCCACGCGCGACGGGGTGACGGATGCGACGAAAGGCTATGCCGCGCCCAAGCGCGTGGTGACGCAAGCGCGGAAATACAACTCGGCGCAGCTGCGCGCGATGTTCGACGCGGTGAAACTGACCACCGACGAACGCCAGCAGCAGCGCGACCGCGCGCTGTTGCTGCTGCTGCTCGCCGCCGGCCCGCGCCGCGAGGAAATCGCCAGCCTGCGCATCGACCAGCTGGAACTGCGCAGCGACCGCAAGGGCGTCGTCCACGTGTTCGGCAAGGGCTCCAAGGAACGCACGGTACCGATTGAGGGGCCGGTGGTGCGGCACCTGGTGCTATGGCTGGAACTGCGCAGCCGAATGGACAACCTCGCCACCGATGCGGTGTTCGTGAGCCTGGCGCGTCGCGTGAGCGGCACGGCGCTGTCGGTGCGCGCGGTGGAGCGCATCGTTAAGCGCGTGGCCAAGAGCGCCGGCCTTGGCTCGTGGGGCGTGCATCGATTCCGCGTGACGTTCGCCACGATGCTGTACGACGACGGTACCGACATCGAGCGCATCCGCGTGCTGATGGGCCACGAGTCCATCGAGACCACCCGCCGCTATCTCGCGGTGAGCCAGCGCATGAACAAGCACACGCTGAAGGCGCACCGCCAGCACGCCGCGCTGGGCACCGTGCCCGACGAACTGCCCTTGTGGGCGCAAGACATCGAACGGAGGAAACATGGAACCAGCATTCTCCCGTGCCGGTGAGGCGCCCACGGCGTTCGAGCTTGAGCTGATTGCCAGCGCGCAGCTGGGGTTGCCGACGCAGGCGAAGGAACAGTGGATCGCGCTGGCGCAGCGCATCGGCCTGGCCGCGGTGATGGCGGTGCTGGACGAGTTCGGCGATTCGTCGGTGTGGGTGCCGTCGCGCTCCGGCTTGCTGCAGCCGCTGTGGGCCGACATGCGCAGCCGCGAAGTGGCCCGGCTGCGCTCGGAGGGCGAAAACATCTCCGCCATCGCCCGCAAGCTCGGCGTGCACCGCCGCACCGTGACCCGCGCGCCAGTGCATGGCGGCGCGCACCCTCGCCGTGGGATATCCGCGAAATGACCGAAGGCACCGACAAACCGCGCCGCCCGTATACCATGAGCCCGGCCGCGCTGGAACAGCGCCGCGCCGCGCTGCCCGCAGCGGCGGCCGCGGCTACCGGCCCGATCACCACCGAAGGCAAGGCTGCCAGCAGCCGCAACAACTGGAAACACGGCCGCTACAGTGCCGTGAATCGCGCGCAGTTCGGGCTGGGCGCCAACTCGATGGCCAAGATGTTCGGCAAGCCCTGCGTCACCACGTGCCCGTTCCACCCGGACAACCCGGAGCGCACCGAGGCACCGTGCAGCCTGGTGCTGGACGGCCTCACCCATGCCGGCGGCAGCTGCCTCGACAAGACCGTGTACGTGCACGCGCTCGATGCGCTGATGTCCGCGTTTACCGAGGGCGACATGGACGGCATGCACGGGCTGCTGGCCACCGAGATGGCCGGCAATATGCAGCTGCTGCGGCAGATCCGCGAGGACATCGCCGAGCGCGGCATCATGGTCGCCGTGCCCTACGTCACCAAGGACGGCGACGTGGTGTACGACAAGGAGGGCGAGCCGGTGATCGCCGGGTACAAGGCGAATCCGGCGCTGCCGATGCTGATCAAGTTCAACGAATCCCTGGGCATCAACTTCGCCGAGCTGATGGCCACGCCGAAGGCGCGCGAGCGCATGAAGGACGACGATGCGGCCGCCGATGGCCTGCAGTCGCTGCTGGGCGCCATCTTCAACCGCGCGCAGCGCCGGTTGCCACCGGCGCGTGAGGTGGAGGAATGATCGCCATCATCGCCTGCGGCATTCTGGCCGGCTATGCCGTGGTGGAGACCGTGCGCGTGGAGCGCCTGCGCCGTCGCCTTGCGCGGCAAGCCGAAGCCATCGCTGGCCTGGCGCGCGGTTGCGATCGCATGACGCGCGCCGCGGACAGCTTCCGCGACCTGTACCTGCGCGAGCTCGCCCATCGCCATCCACAACTCGCCGAACAACTTCGCCATAAGTGGGCCGCGCAGAATGCGCCGCTGCATGTGGCGCAGCTGTTGGAGCGCGCCAAGCATGGCTAAACGCCGCCTGCCCACTGCCGACCACAGCGTGCTGCGCCAGATGGACGAGCGCGGCGTGTTAGCGCCCGACGAGTTCGATGCGTGGCTGTCTGGGCGCAGCTGGGCCTGGCAGGCGCTGAGCCGCGGCGACTACGGCATCACGCTGGAACAGGCCATGTTCCTGTTCGTGTTCGAAGACCCGGTGCGCTGGGCCGAAACCTTCATGATCGAGCCGCGCACCGGCGAGCCGTGGCAGTTCTTCGACTACCAGCGCGAGAGCGTGCGCAGCTGGCGACAGGACGTGGTGCACCAGGATGGCGCCGAGGTGGGCAAGACGCGCGAAATCACCGTGCTGATCCTGTGGGGGCAATGCACCAGCATGGGTTTCACCGTGCGTCGGCCGTGGATGCTGGTGGGCGCACCCCAGCAGACGCACCTGGACGAAATCATTCTGGCGATCGAGGGACAGGTAGGTGCGCAGGAAGGTGGCGACAGCGCCAGTGGTTCGCTGCTCAGCCAGTTCTGGCTGAAACCAAAGCGGACACCGCACATGATGCAGCGGTTTCTCACCATTCCGCTGGGGGAGAACGAAAAGCCAGGCGTGGGGCGTGTGTACTACCGCCCCGCCGGCCACGATGGCGAGGCCTTCCGCGGCGTGCACGTGAATGCGCTGGCGCTGGTAGATGAGGCTGCCAAGCTCAAGCGTGCCGTGCAGTGGTCGGAATTCTGGCGCTCATGTGAGCCCGGTTGCCGCAAACGAACGTACAGCGTCCCCGATGGCGATCGCAGCACCGGCTTTTTCGGCATGTGCAACGACGCCGTGCTGAACCTGCCCGAAGGCCAGCCAGGGCGGCGCCTGTTCCACTGGCCCAAAACCATCATGCCGGCGCCATTCTGGACGCCTGAGCGTGATGCACAGTTCATCCGCGATTTCGGCGGCAGGCACACCCCGGGTTACAAGCGCAACGTACTGGGCGACTGGGGCGAGGCCGAGAACCCGGTGTGGAGCTGGGATCTGCTGCTGCCCAACGTGCACGACCTGCCGGACTACCGCGTGCTGGAGCTGAGCGTGGATCGCCAGCGCGGCGAGCTGAGCGTGGGCGTGAAACGCGTGGTTCTCCACGTGGAACAAAACCGCAAGGCCGGCAGCTACGAATACCTGCTGGACACCACGGTGTCGCTGGCGCCCTTCGCGAGCCGCGACGATGCAGAGCGCCGCAACGCCATGCGCAGCCTGCTGCGCGAGCACCTGCCGCCGGCCGCCGCCGGCGTGTACTGGGCCGGCGCCGACCTGGGCGAAATGAACGACCCCACCGAAATCATCATCAGCGAGCAGCGCGGCCCAGTGCTGTGCGACCAACTGCGCGTGCACGCCAGTGGCGTGGACTACTACATCCAGCGCGAGCTGCTGTACTGCCTGCAGGAACTGTTCGGCGGCCGCCCGCACTGGGGCGTGGACCTGGGCAGCGCCGGCACCGTGGTGGTGAAGGATCTGCAGACGCTGGAGGCCTACGCCGCGGCCCGCTTCGAAGAAACCATGACCGGCTTCCAGTTCTCCAACGCCGTCGACTGCATCGGCGAGGACGGCGAGCCGCTGGTGGACCGCGCCCGCGACGATGGCGACGGCGAAACCATCGTGCGCGCCCCGGCCAAACACTGGGCCACCCAGTGCATCACCCAGCGCCTGCAGTCCACCGGCTACGCGCTGGCCTACGACATCGACGTGCTCAACCACATGACCAACCACACCGCCCGGCAGGGCACCAAATGGCCCATCTATGCGAAGAAGGATGACCACGACATCGACGCGCGCCGCATGCAGATGCTGCGGAAGCTATACGATGATGTGGGCGGCGACGTGGATGTTTTCAGCTGCGGAGCGGAGGCGAGGGCGGCCTAACAGGTGAGTGGGGCGACTGCAGCTTGCTGCCGTCCGCTCGCACGAATGGTTAGGACGCATCAAAGGAGACGACGATGAACGATAAAAGCTGTGTTGGATGCAAGTTCCTTTACTCGGAGGGCAGTGGCTACAGCAACTATACGTGGCTGGAAACGGATGTGCGTTGCGCCAAGGACAGGAACCCGAACCTGCCTGCCGATGAACCGTTTGATTGGAAGAAGGAACCGGACAACTGGCCCAAAACAAATGCATCTCGCTGCGAGATGTACGCGCCAGGCGAAATGGTGCAATTGGATGTTGATGGCGAAAACGGTCCCGCCGGCGACACGCAAGACGAAGAAGCGATCGCCACGATTTGCGCACACAGTGGGCGCAAACCACACGGCTATGCGGCCTAACAATGGCGATAAGCCGCGTGGCGTAGCCACGTCGGCTTGATTGGCGGGTTATGCCTTGCCTTGTGACATTTCACGACTTGACCGTGACATGCCACGATGCTATAATGGCGATGCCATCCCGGCAAACAGACGAAGCTAAACATGCAAGTCCAGCACCTTGAGCATAAGCACGGCGGGCGCATCACCGAGATAACCGCCATCGAACATGACACCGAGAACAAGCGCGCGTTCTGGCACTTCCGAGGCAACGTGAAGTGGAACGATGGCAGTGAATCGAAGGGATTGGAGATTTCACCGATCGCTCTTTGCTACGACCACGACGACCAGGCAGCCGCCGCCGAATGCAATGCAGCGATGGAGCGACTCAACGACTACCTCGCCCGCAACGGGGAATGGTCCGAGCGCGGCAGCGGCTGGAATCCGAAGGCCAAGCGCGGCAGCGAGGCGCTGGCGTAATGGCCGCCGCCAAGACGGCCAACGAGCGCAAGGCCGAAGAGCGCACAAGGATGCGCGCTCAGGGCTTCGTGCTGCGGCAGGTATGGGTGCATGAGAAGGACGTGGAGCGGTTTGGTAAATACGTCGAGCGGCTGCGCAAGCGGCGCGAGGCATAACACCAATTAGACCTAAAAAAGTGCGATATGCATATTGAGGCGCCACCTTTAATCGCAAGCGTGAAGCATTGAAAGAAACCGTATTTTTTCAATGAAATTCGCGAATAACATAAACTGGAAACGACGCATGAACATCAACCCCCGCACCTGGTTCGCCGGCCGCAAGTCCAACCCCATGGGCAGCAGCGCGCTGGTGCGCGCGAACATGGCGATGGGTCCGTGGACGCCGCAGATCAATGGATTCATTCCGCGCGAGGTGAACCCGTGGTTTCTGGAGGCGCTGCGCTCATCGCTGGGCGTGCTGGATGGCGCGATCAACCGGCTGGTGACCATGGACGGCATCGTGTCGGTGGAGGGTGGCAACGACAAGCTCACCCAGCTGATCCAGCGCGAGCTGATCGACAGCATTCCGGTTGGCGACCTGCAGCATGGCCTGTCGGCGTTCTACGCCGCGCAGGGCGGCGAGATGTACGAGCAGGGTTGCACGGTGGGTGAGATGGTGTACGACCGCCGCGGGCGCGAGCTGATCGGCCTGCGCGTGGCGGACAGCAAGGGCCTGCTGTTCCACCGCGACCTGGACAACGGGTTGCTGCAGTGCTGGTACCTGCCGCCCATCCCGAACACCTACGGGCGCCGCGACGGCACCGACGCCATCGAGCACGTGTTGCGGAACAACGGGCGGCAGCTCAACGCGCAGCTGATCCAGGGCAAGGGCTACACGCTGCTGGACCCGGCGCGCATGGTGTATGGCGCCTTCAACCCGGAGAACGATCTGCCCTATGGCGTAAGCCTGATGCGCGGCATCGAGTTCGTGGGCCAGATCCTGCTGAAGATGCACAACGCCACCGGGCAGGCGTGGGATCGTTTCGGCGACCCGATTTTCCACGTGGCCTACAAGACCAAGAACCGCGCGTTGAAAGATGCGTCATTGGAATCGCGCCGCAGCAAGCTGGCCAGCGACCTGCATGCCGCGCTCACCGCCAAGCGCAGCGGCAACAGCGCCGACTTCACCACGGCAGTAAGCGCCGACGACGACGTGACCGTGACCATCGTCGGCGGCGACGGCAAGGTGCTGAGCATCGAGATGCCGGCGCGGCACATGCTGGAGCAGGTACTGGCCAAGGTGGGCCTGCCGCCGTGGATGCTGGGCATCCAGCTTGGCACGGCGGAGCGCATGGCCGACAACCAGGCCGAGGTGGTGCTGCAGGAAAGCAAGACCCGCTGGGAAGCGCGCGGCCCCGGCCTGAACCGTGTGGTGGAGTGCTGGCTGCGTGGGCGCGGGCTCACCTGGCGCCCGGGCGACTGGAAGCTGGTGCAGGTGCTGCCGAACCTGCGCGACGAGCTGAAGCGTGCGCAGGCCGCGTTCCTTAACGCGCAGACGCAGATGATGCTGGCCAACAGCGGCGCCAACCCGGCCAACGACACCAGCGTGGTGCTCAACAGCGGCAACGATGCGCCCGCCACCGTGCCGGCCAAGCCGCCGCGCAAGCAGGCCGAGCTGACGCTGGAGAGCTTCGATGACCCCGTGGTGCGCGCGGCGCTGAAGGCGCTGCTGGATCGCCCCGCCGCGAACTGCAACCACGGCAAGGGCGCCGCTGCCGGCGGCGCCCACGCGGAGCCGTGGGCGGTGGACGACCCCAACCTGCCGCGCATCGAGGGCGCCGCCATCAGCACGCTGCTGACGGCCTGGGCCAAACTGCGCGACGATACGCTGCGCACGCTGGGCCTGCCCGCCGGCAACGGCAAGGCCGGCGAGGTGGCATGGAGCTTCGACGCCACGGCGTGGCTGGCGAAGCTGCAGCAGCTGTTGGAGGTATTCATCGTGAGCAATGGCAGCAAGGACAGCGCATTCGTGGCGCAGGTGGTGGAGGCGTGGATTCGCGGCGTGGAGAACGCCGCCGCCAGCGTGGACCGCGCCGCCGAAGCGGCGCAGGTGATTGCCGAGGCGCGGCAGGCGGCCACCACCGGCATCGCCGATCGCATCCGCACGCAGTTCCAGACCACGGCCATGCGCACCTACACTGACGACATCATCAAGATCCTTGAGGACGGCAGCTACAACGGCAAGGGCCCGAAGGAAGTGGCCATGCAGCTGCGCAAGCGCTTCAAGGCCCATGACTACGACTGGGAGCGGCTGGCCAGCAGCGAGCTGGCGCTGGCGCAGGCGCAGGGCCAGCTGGACCTGATGAAGGCGGACGGCGGCGAGTGGTACGACTTCGATGCCGCGCCCGATGCGTGCCTCATCTGCGTGGCCAAGGCCGAGGGCGGCCCGTACAAAATCGGCGAAGGCCCGCTGCCCATGCGGGACACGCACCCGCTGTGCCGCTGCGCCATCAAGGTGAACCTGGACGGGCCGGCCACCGAGTGATGCGGTGCGGTGCTAGCATGAGCGGATCGGACGATAGGGCATAGCCATGCGCGCAAAGAACAAGCCGAGCGGTGTTCTGGAGGTCTATTGCGCCGATGGCCGCGGCATTCGTTTCCCGCCCGACTGGAACTTTTCCCTGCTCTCTGATCGCGGCTATACGGCATGGTCTACGACCACCGGCGCTGAATTGAGCCTCAACATCGACGGCCTTGATTTCGATGGGCTGCAGAAAATCCAGCGAGAGCTGGAAGGCATGGGCGTGCAGGTGACCCCATTGCCGCCGCCGCTGCCGCACTGACGCGCCAGCAAGCCAACTGCTAGCAATGAGGGTGCGCGCGCCTGCATGGATGCGCGCACCCGGCAGCCTGTGTGATGCGCTCCACGATGCGATAACGGCATGCGGAGCCAAGCAATGGACAAGGCGCAGATCACCACCCTGTTGTCGGGCAATGTAGCGGACATTTCCGCGCAGCTCGGCACGCTGGATCGCGAATCCCTGGTGGAGCTGCAGGCGCAGGAGATTGCCGGCGGCAACCGCAGCACCCTGCTCAAGGCCATCGATGACGCGCTGGTAGCGCTGGACGACGGTGGCGACGACCACTCGGCGGTGGACGGCACCCCCGGCGCGGAGGCCACTCCCCCAGCCGCGCCGGGGAATGCTTCGGCCAAGACGCCGGCCAAGCCGGCGAAGGAAGAGCTGCCAGCCAAGCCGGCGAAGGAAGAGGCGCCGGCCTGGATGGCGCCGGACTACGCCGGCCCGCTCACCGGTGAGCAGGCCGCATGGCGCGTGGCGAATCTCAAGCCCGCGCGCAAGGCGTCCACCAAGTGAGCCTGCAGCAAAAAGCGCTGGCGTTGCATGTCAAGGCCGGGGGTGCGGCCGACGATGCCACGATGGCCGCGATCCGCCAGTACACGCTGCGCGACTTCGCGCCGGACGAGCTGCAGATCCGCGACTACGCGCTGGCGCACAACTGCATCGACCGCGACAACGAATGTTTCGACGAGTCGGTGCTGGACGACTTCGCCAACTCGCTGCCGGGCAAGGGCGTGTATATCAAGCACCCGACCAGCTGGCAGGGCGACGGCGGCCCGGCCGAGGGCCGCGTGTTCGCCGCCGCCACGCAGACGATGAGCCTGGATGAGCTGCGCACGATGCTCAACGAGCCGGACCTGCAGCTGCCGCCCGACCGCACCAGCGCCAAGCTGCTCACCGCCCGCGCATTCTTCGCCAAGACCCCCGACAACGCCAGCCTGCTGATCAAGCAAGACGCCGGCATTGCCGGCGACGTGTCCGTGGGCTTCGCCGCGCAGGGCACTGCGCCCATCCGCGATGCCGCCGGCAACGAGCTGACGGCACGCCGCTGGCAGTCGCCCGCCAAGGCCATGGAGATGTCGCTGGTATGGCTGGGCGCCCAGCCCGGCGCCCGCGCCGTGAAATCCGCCACCCAAGTTACCGACCCGGAGCAAGCCATGTCCCTGACCCCCGAACAGATCAACGCGCTGCAGGCCAAGGCCGCCCAGGGCGAAAAGGATGCTGGCGTGCTCGCCACGCTGAAAACCGCGCTCGGCGATGCCGACGCCGTGCTGCTGGGCAAGCCTGATGCGCTCAAGGCGCTGATCGCCGACGCCCGCGCCTTCAAGGCCGCGCTGGTGAACGACCTGGTGGCGCTGGAACGCCAGCTGGGCATCTGCGGCGATACCGACGAGGCCGTGAAAGACGCCAAGGCGTTCCACGAGGAGCTGCCGGTGGCGAAACTGCAGAGCATGGTGAAGGCCTACGAGGGGCGACTGCCGAAGCAGGGCGCCATGAAAGGCGCCGCCACCAATACCGGTGCGCCGGGCTCCGTGGAGCCGTCCAAGGATTCCCCCATCAACAACGCGGCCATCGCGTAACAGGAGACGGTCATGCAGATTCGTAGCCCGGCCTCGCAGATCAAGACCCTGCAGATGGCCATCGCCGCCGCCACCCTCGCGCACACGCCGGTGATCGTGAACACCCGCATGCTGATCCCCACCAGCTACGCCGACGCGAACGCCATCAACGGCTACGTGTACGAGGCGGAGTTCAGCGATGCGCCGAAGGCCGCCGTGGCCTGGAATGCGCTGGACAAGCTGTATTGGGACGCCGCGGCCGGCAACGTCACCAATGTGGTCGGCGCCAACACGCCCATCGGCTACGCGCTGGAGCCCAACGTGGCCGGCGATGCCGTGACCGGCCTCGTCGCCTTCAACGCCTTCGCCTCGTAAGGAGCGCCCCATGCGCACGTTCTGCAAGTTCGAAAAGCTGGGCACGATCGCCGATCACGCCCAGCAGGTGAAGTCGCTGGCGCAGGCCATCGACACCGAGTTCAGCCTGCCCGCGATCTACCGCGAGCTGGGCGGCACGCCCCGCGTCGCCACCATCGACGGCGTGAAGGTGGTGGGCGCCGCCGGCGGCGTCGCCACGATGCCCAGCGAGGCGCGCATCAAGGCATACCTGGCCACCAAATGGGCGGTGCCGGGCGACAACCCCAACCTGGTGGACCCCCTCAACCGCGTGGTGGAGATGTTCCACTCCAACATGCCGGAGATGGACACCGGCTACTCCACCGTGTTCGATTTCGTCGACATGCGCAGCAGCCAGCTGGACCGCTTCGACATCCTCGACGTGAACAATGGCATCACCTTCGGCCAGATCCAGCCCGGCGAGGCGGTGAAGATCCGCCGCGTGGTGAACGACAGCCTGATGAGCGTGCCGGTGTGCACCTTCGCCGATGGCGTGGGCATCCAGGACGACTGGCTGCGCTTCCAGAAATGGTGGGCGATCAGCGACACCGTGGCCGAGTTCAACAACAAGGCCTGGGACAAGAAGGCGGAGTGGCACTACAACCTGCTGACCGCGCTGCCGGCCGGCGTGAACGTGGCGTTCGACACCGACGACACCAAGACGCTGAACAAGGCGGCGGCCAGCATCCTGCGCAAGTGCAACGCGAAGGGCTACGGTGCAGGGCAGAACGCCGGCTTCAAGATCGTCTGCGCGCCGGAGAGCGTGGGCCGCATCACCAAGATGCTGACCGCGGCGGCAGGCACGCTGATCGTGGCCTACAACCCCAACGTGCAGCCGGTGACGGTGCATGTGAGCGAGGTGATCGCGTCGGTGAAGATCCCGGCCGATCTTAACGGCTACTACCTGGCGTTGCCGGGCCGCAAGATGAAGCGCGGCGATTGGCGCGATCTCACCGTGGAGTCGCAGCGCAACATCTACGTGCGCGCCAACGACTACGTGGGCAGCTTCCAGTCCAACGCCGCCATCGGCGACCAGGACCAGGTGGCTCGCGTGCTGTTCTCGTAACGCCCGGCGACAGCAACCCATGCCGCGCGGGACGCCTCGCGCGGCATTTTTTCAGGCAAGGCACGCATGACCGATCCGAAATCCAGCATCGCGGACCTGCAGGACGAGGGCTTCATTGCCGCGCAGTTCGGCGTGCCGGCCAACTTCGACGCCGCTGGCGGATACCTGGACAAGGTGCGCCAGTCCGCCGCGTTGTGGGTGGAGCAGAAATGCACGCCGGCCGCCTATGCGGCCATGCCCGCCGGCAGCTATGCCGAGGATTGCGCGCGCCAGGCCGAGGTGCAGTACGCCAGCATGGTGCTGTTCCGCCGCCGCTATGCGTTCTACGAGAGCAACGCGGCCAGCGGCAACAACAAGGATGAGGCCATGGTGCTGAAAGAACTGCGCGCCAAGGCCGACGAAGCGCTGCAGACCGCCATGTACTGGCTGGGCGAAGCGCTGCGTGCCAGCGGGCAGGACGACAGCGGCCTGTACGACGGCACCGGCTTCGCCAGTGGCTTCGTGGAAACCGGCCGCTTCACGCCCATCCAGAGCATGGGGGGCGCATGAGCACCTACACGCCCATGGAGCTGAGCCAGCGCCTGCAGGCGCTGGTGCAGTCGCTGACCGAGGCGCTGCGCCGCGGTCTGGTGAATGCCGCCAAGGCGGTGAACGATGCCGCCCGTGCCAACCTCAACGGCCCGCGTGCCGCCGCACCGTGGAGCTATCCGGTGCCGCGGCGTAGCGGCAACCTGTTCCGTCGCCAGCAGCAAAAGGTGATGGATACGCACACCGCCTACGTGTTCAACGATGCGGCCTATGCCGCCGGCATCCACAACGGCTACGTGAGCGAGTGGGCCGGTCGCGGCAAGCACCGCATGCGCATGAAGGCGAGCGGTCGACCGTTCCTGGACGACGCGGCCGAGAGTGCGCAGCCGCTGATGGTGATCCAGCGCGAGGTGGAGGGGGCACTGCAGGCATGGCAGTGAAGGCCTTCACCGACGCCATGGCGAACCTGCTGGCGAACGACGCCACGCTGGCGGCCGCGCTGGCCGCGCTGCTCGGCAAGCCCGTGCCGCTGGTGATCCGCTCCAACGTGCCGTGGGAGCAGATCCCGCGCACGCAGCTGCCGTGCTGGGTGATCGAGCAGGGCGACGGGCAGGCCAGCAACTGGGGCACCGGCAGCGAGCCGGGGCTGGTGATCGGCCACCGCTCGCAATGCTTCGCCAGCGAGCTGGACATCTGCCTGCTGTGGGACGAGCAGGACCGCGACAACGCCGCCGACCAGCGCGCGCAGCTGCCGGAACTGATCGCGCAGCTGATGCTGCGCAACCCGCAACCCGGCGACGTGGACGGCGCATGGCTGCAGCAGTGGCAGCCCGACCAGGGCGTGCGCCACCCGCTGCAGTGCTGGGCGGCGCGCATCCGCGCCGAATACGCGATCGAGGATCCGTGATGGACAAGACCTACGAGGTGACGTTTCCGCTCGATGCGCTGCCCGGCGTGTTCGCCGTGGGCAGCATCCGTCGCGGCCAGAGCGCGCAGGTGCGCGCCGCCGAGGCGCTGCACCTGGTGGACGTGAAGGGTCTGGCCTTTGCCAACCCTGACGACGAACAGGCCGCGCGCCATGAGGCCGCCGGCACCGAAGACATTCACGAGGAGCATTGACCATGGCCAAGCAAGTCCGCGGCTCCACCGTCCGCCTGATCGGCGTCACCGACACGGCCTACGGCACGCCGCCGGTCGCGCCCACCGCGCTGGTACTGCCCTACGTGCAGAACAATGTGAAGGCCGACCAGACGCGCGATACCGACCAGACCATCAGCGGCTTCCGCGGCTCCGCGCGCAGCGTGGCCGGCAACCGCAAGGTGAGCGGCACGCTGCAGATCAACGCGGCGCCGCAGTCCATCGGGTTCTGGCTGAAGCATCTGCTGGGCGCGCCTACCAGCGCCGTGGCCGCCGGCGTGACCACCTACACCTTCGGCGTGGCGGCCGATGGCGCCAATGCGCTGCCGCCCAGCTTCACGATGGAAAGCGACATGGGCGCGGACTTCACCCCGGCCAGCCGCTACGTGCGGCTTACCGGCTGCCGCATCAGCCAGGCGCAGTTCGCCGTGGGGCCGAGCGGCTTCATGCAGTTCACCCCCACGGTGGACGGCAGCGACTACACCAAGAGCGCCGCGCCGCTGGACGCCGCACCCACCGACAACGGCCATGCCGCGTTCAGCACGCTGACGGCGCAGCTGGTGTTCGGCGCCGGCGCGTTGCTGCTGGACGTGACCAAGCTGGATTTCACGCTCAACAACAACATGGACGCCGGCAACTATCTGGTGGGCGGCGGCGGCAAGCTGGGCGACATCCCGGAAGGCCTGTTCGACGTGAGCGGCACCGTGGAGGCGCTGCTGAAAGACAGCAGCCTGATCGATGCCGCGCTGAGCGATACCGACAGCAGCCTGCAACTCACCCTGACCCGCGGAACGGGCGACGGCACCGCCGGCAACGAGTCGCTGGAAATCCTGATTCCCGCGCTGGTGTTCGCCGCCACCACGCCGGTGGTGCCCGGCCCGAAGGGCCTGCTGCTGCAGGCCACGTTCACCGGCCACCGCACGGCCGGCGAAATCGGCGTCACCGCCACGCTGAAGACGCCGATCGCCACCATCCAGTAACCAAGGAGCAACCATGTTTCTATTCGCCGCCGATGGACGCGTGCGCTGGCCCGTGACCGTGCAGCAGGTGCAGCCCGATGGCAGCAGCGCGGAGGTGACCATTACCGTCACCTACAAGCGCCTGGACCGCGACGTACTGCGCGCCCGCACCCAGGCGCAGATCGACCTGAGTACCCGGCTCGCATCGATGCCGGCAGCGGAGCAGGCCACCGATCGCATGGCGCTGCTGAATGCGCGCATCGACGCCGACGACGCATTGTTGCGCGAGCGCGTGGTGGGCTGGTCCGGCATCGCCAACGCGGGCGGCACGGAGCTTCCGTACAGCCCCGAGCTGCGCGATGCGCTGATCGCCGATGCTCTGCTGCGCAAGGTGTTGCTGGATGGCCTGATCGAGGCCAGCGAGGGAGCACGCGAAAAAAACTCACAGCCTGGGCTCGCTGGCTTGCCGGCGGACGCCCAGGGCTGAACCCCGACGACAGCGGCCCGCGCCTGTGGGACGCGGACGCGCAGTACCCGCAGACGGACCTGCCGGCCTACTGCCGGCAGTGTCAGCAAAGCGGCGGCTGCGGCGAGTGTCCACGGCCGCGGCTGCTGCCGGAATGCCTGCCGGCACGCGCCGCCTTCGACGCCTGCGAAACGCAGTGGCGAGTCGGCATGGCCGGTGCCACCGGGCTGGATTACGCCGCGTGCATCGCCACGCTGCAGCTGTACCTGCCGCAGTGGCGGCTCACGGCGGCGCCGGGTGACCCGATCCACCGCATGGAGGTGGCGGACCTGCTGGGCGACCTGCGGGTGATCGAGCAGGCGCTGCTGGCGACCTGGGCGGAAAAGGCGGAACGCGACGAGGCCAAGCACAAGGGCGACGAGGCATGATCACCGAGAACACCCTGCGGCTGAAACTGGAGACCACCGGCGACGGCCAGCTCAAGGCCTCGATGGATGGCACCACCACGTCGGTGCAGGCGACCGATGAAGCGCTGCAAGGCCTGAACGCCACCGCCGCGGAAACCGCGCAAGCCCAGCAGCAGGCCGCCGATGCGATCGCCGCCACCGGTGAAAGCGCGGACGAGGCGGCTGCGCGCATCAAGGCCATGGTGGCCAGCTCGCTCGAGCGCGCCGATGCCGAGCGGGCCGCACAGCAGGCTGCGCAGCGCACCACCACCGCCAATGCCGCGCAGGCGGAAAGCATCGCCGGCGTGGTGGCGGCGCAGAACCGCGCCATGGCCGGCGCCACGCAGATGGTGCGCAACGACGCGCTGGCGGCGAATGCCGCGAAGAACGCCAAGGCCATCGAGGCGCAGCGCGTCGAGCTGGCCAACCTGGTGGGACAGATCGACCCCACCGTGTCGGCGCTGGGCAAGCTGGACGAGCAGCAGGCCAAGCTGGCGGCATTCCACAAGCAGGGCTTGCTGAGCGGCGACGATTTCAAGGCCTATAGCGCCGCCATCGACGCCAGCCGCGCGCGCATCGGCATGGCCGGCGAGGCCATGCACAGCTTCAGCCTCAACACGGCCAACACGCGGCGCGAGCTGGGGCGGCTGGCCGGCGATATCGTCAACGGCAACTGGGGCCGCTTCCAGCAGACGGCGCTGACGCTGGCCAATTACAGCGGCGTGCTGGGCGCGGCCTTCACCGCCACCGGCGCGGCCCTTGTCGGCGTGGTCGGCATTCTCGGCCTTGCGCTCGTCGCCTACCAGAAAGGCGCGGCCGAGGAGGAGGCATTCAACAAGCAGTTGCTGCTCACCGGCAACATCGCCGGCACCACCAGCGGCCAACTGGCCGACATGGCGCGCAACATCGCCGCGGCCACCGGCACCACCCAGCACCAGACGGCGGACACGCTGGCGCAAGTGGTAGCCACCGGCAAGTTCACCCATGACCAGCTGCAGACCGTGGCGACCGCTGCACAGCAGCTGCAGGACGCCACTGGCCAGTCGGTCAAGGAAACCATCAAGCAGTTCGAATCGCTGGCGAACGATCCCGCGGCCGGCATCGCCAAGCTCAACGACCAGCAGCATTTCCTGACGCTGGCCATCTATGACCAGATCAAGGCCTTGCAGGACCAGGGCCAGCAGCAGCAGGCGGTGGATCTGGCGATGCAGACCTACGCCGGCACCATCTCCGACCGCACGCCGAAGATCACCGAGAACCTGGGCCTGATCGAGCAGGCATGGCGCGGCATCAAGAATGCCGCCGAGGCGGCCGCCGACGCCGCCATGAGCGTTGGCAGGGCGCCCACCGGCCAAGAGAAGTTCGATGCGCTCGCCAGCGAAAAGGACCGGCTGCAAGGCCTGCAGGCGCAGGGCGTCCAGTTCGACCCCAACAGCGGCCGCGACCTGCAATCGTCCATCGACAGCATCGTGGCGCAGATGGCCGCCATGCAGGACGCACGGAAGGCGATGGACGTCCAAACCTCGCAGGCGGCGGCCGATCAAGCCGCTCAGGACGCGGGCATTGCCCTGGCGCAGCAGGCCGACAAGTACGCCAGCGCCGAGGTGAAGCGCGCCCGGGAAATCGCCAAGGCGCACGGCGACGCCAACGACGCCATCGCCAAGGCGCAGCTGGTGCAGGATGTCGACCTTCGCGCCAAGCTGATTGCCCAGGCCAAAGCCAACGAGGAGGCCATCGTCGCCGGCATCCAGTCGCGCGAAAAGAAGCCACCGAAGCCGAAGACCGACCCCTTCAACCACCTGGACCAGCTGGTGCAGAGCGCCCAGGTGGCCGACGCCAATTTCGGCCTGCCGAACGGCCAGACGGAGCAGGTCAAGCAGATCCTTGCCATCGTGGATGCCGGCGCCAAGCTGATCGCCAGCGGCAAGAGTGTGGCCGAGGTTCAGGCGCTGGTGGCCACTGGCGTGGATGCGGTGAACAGCAAGTACGCCAAGCAGGCGGCGCTGGTCGAGCAGCAAAACGTGATCGCAGTACAGAAATACCAGGCCGCGCTGGACAAGGAAAACGACGCCCTGCAGCGGAACATCGACGCCCAGGTGGCCAAGGTGGGCATGGGCGACAAGGAATACCAGCGCGAGCAGCAGCTGAACCAGGTGTACGAAAAGAATGCCGAGGCGCTGGCGCAGCTCGCCGTGGAGCGTGCCAAGCTGGTGGCGGACGGCAATGGCACCACGGCCATCGACGGCGAGATGGCCGCGCGGCAAGCCGACCTGCTGGTGAAAACCACGCTGCTGAAGAACGGCTACGCCGAACTGGATGCGGCACAACAGCACTGGCAGCTGGGTGCCGTCAGTGCGCTGGAGAACGTGCACGACCGCGGCCTGAATCTGGCGCAGGGCATGAACGATGCCATCACCGGCGCTTTCAGCGACATGACCAGCGCGGTGGTGACATTCGCGCAAACCGGCAAGTTCAGCCTGGCATCGTTCGCGCAGGATTTCGTGAGCGCCGTCATCAAGATGGAGGCGCAGGCGCTGGAGGCGCAGGCGGCCAGCTCGCTGCTGAGCTGGATGGGCGTGGGCCAGTCCTATGGCGCCGAAGGCACCAACACGTTCAACAGCCAGGGCTTCGTGTCGCATGTGGGCGGCTACGCCACCGGCGGCGCGATCGACGGCCCCGGCACCGGTACCAGCGACAGCATCCTGATCCGCGCCAGCAAGGGCGAATACATGCAGACCGCCGACGCGCACGCCTATTACGGCACCGCGTTCATGGATGCCGTGCGCAGCAAGAAACTTCCGCGCTTCGCCAGCGGCGGCCCGATCGGCGGCAGCTACGGCGGCGGCGGGTCGATGGCGCCGCAGATCGTGGTGGAAGACCACAACAACAACAACGTGAAGGCGAGCAGCCAGCAGCAGGCCGATGGCCGCTGGATCACGCGCCTGATCCTGGACACCGTGAGCACCGACATTGCGCGCGGCGGCCTGACCAGCAAGGCGATGGAACAGCGCTATGGCATGAGCCGGCGCGGCATACCCGTAGGGAGCTGACACCATGCCCAACCCCACCTGGCCGGCCACGCTGCCGGCACCCGTGGCCGACACCACCGCCGCCTATGGCGCGCCCGGCAACGTGCTGGAAAGCAGCATGGATGCCGGCGGCCCCAAGGTGCGCCGACGCTACACTGGCGCGGAGATTCCTTTCAGCTGCACGCTCAAGCTGACGCAGGCGCAGTACGCCACGCTGGAGGATTTCTACTACAACACCTTGCAGCAGGTGCTGCCGTTCGACTGGACGGATTTCCGCACAGGCGCCGCCGGCACGTACCGCGTGACCAAGGACGGCTATACCAGCGCGTACATCCAGGGCCGCATCGACTGCTGGCTGGTGACGCTGCACCTGGCGAGGAAGCCCTGATGCGCCAGGTATCGCCACGCGCGCTGCAGGCCATGCTGGCGCAGGAAACCGGCGAGGTGTTCCTGGCCTGCCTCACCATCACGCACCCCGACCTTGCCACGCCGATCCGGCTGGTGCGCAACAACGAACCGCTGGTGCGCGCCGCTGGCACGTGGCTGCCGTACCCCTTCAGCATCCACCTGCCGGACCAGCGCGACGACCAGATCCCGCAGGTGCGCGTGACCGTGGACAACGTGGACCTGAGCGTCAACGAGCAGCTGCGCACGCTGGTGGGGCCGCCGCAGGTGACGCTGGAGGTGGTGCTGGCCAGCCAGCCCGACACGGTGGAAGCCGGCCCGTTCAACTTCAGCCTGCAGACCGCCACCAGCACCGCGCAGAGCATCGACGGCACGCTGGGTTACGAAGACGACGTGTTCGCGCAGCAGGTGCCGGGGCAGAACTACCTGCCCAGCACCTCGCCGGGGTTGTTCCTGTGACGGCCGCGCCGGCATGGGCCGCCAGCTACGTGGGGCTGCCGTACCGCGACAAGGGCCGCGGCCCGGATGCCTTCGACTGCTGGGGGCTGGTGCGCGCCGTGCTGGCCGATGTGTTCCACGCGGAACTGCCGGATTACGCGGACGCCTATACGGACGCCGCCGACCGCGACAGCGTGGCCGCAGCGGTGCAGGCCGGCTTGCGCGAGGGCTGGCAGCGGGTGGCATCGCCGCGCGAGGGCGACCTGTTGATTCTGCGCGTGGCCGGGCGGCCGTGGCACTGCGCGGTGATGGTGGCGCCGCGGATGTTCCTGCACTGCCCGCCGCCGGATGCGCGCGGGCGGCAACTGCTGAGCTGCATCGAGCGCGTGGACGCGCCGATGTGGGCGCGACGGATCGAGGGGTATTACCGGCATGACTGAGCGCGACGCCATGGCGAACGATCAAGGATTGCTTGACAGTTGCACCCTGGTGGCGCGGCCGCACCTGTTCGACAGCCGCAGCACGGTGTACGCCGAGACGCGCGCCGGGCAGACCTTGTTGCAGATGCTGGGCGAGCAGGCCAGCCATGCCTGCGAGGTGACCGTGGGCGGCCAGCCGGTGCCGCGTGCGCTGTGGAGCAAGGTGCGGCCCAAGGCCGGCCAGACCATCCATGTCACGGTGTGGCCGCAGGGCGGCGGCGGTGGCGGCAACAAGGTGCTGCGCACCGTGCTGCTGGTGGTGGTGGCGGTGCTGTCGGCCTATACCGGCGGCGCCGTGGGCGCCGCCTACGGCTCGGCCTACGGCGCCGCCGCGGGCGCCGCAGTGGCCGTCGTGGGCTCGCTTGTCGTGAACGCGCTCGTACCGCCACCCATGCCGAAAGGCGCCGATGGCAGCAACGGCGGCGATCCGTTCCAGCAGCTCAACAGCATCACCGGCACCAGCAACCGCGCCAACCCCTACGGCGTGGTGCCCTGCGTGGTGGGGCAGACGCGGTTTTTCCCGCCGCATGCCGCGCTGCCGTACACCGAAATCTGCGGCGAGGACCAGTACCTGCGCATGCTGCTGGACCTGGGCTACGGCGACCTGGATGTATCGGACATCCGCATCGGCGAAACCGATATTGCCACCTACGAGGACGTGGAGTGGGAAATAAGCGCAACGCCCAGTCTGTTCATGCAGGATGTGTACGAGCTGGTGGTGGGCGCGTCGATGGTGAACGTGAACGACACCGCCACGCGCACCACGCAGGGCGCGAGTACCGAGATTTCGCTGGACATTGTGTTCGGCCAGGGCCTGTTCGGCGTCAACGATAAGGGCAACACCACGCCGGGCACGGTGGCCTTTGCCGTGCAATACCGCGCGGTGGGCACCAGCGTGTGGACGGACATCGGCACCGCCACCGGACTGACGTTCAGCGGCGGACTGGCCAGCACCGGCGGCGCCACCCTGTCGGTAACCGGCAGCAAGCGCAAGACGCTGCGCTGCGGCGTGCGCTGGACGGTGCCTTCCGGCCAGTACGAGGTGGTGGTGACGCGCGGCAACAGCTCGTTCAACGACGCCAGCGCCACCGGCAAGATCGGCGACGCGCAGTGGACGGTGCTGCGCTCCATCAGCCCGCAGTCGCCCAGCACCACGGGCACCAGCAAGCTGGCGGTGCGCATCAAGGCCACCGACCAGTTGAACGGCGTGGTGCAGAACCTCAGCGTGCTGGCGGCACAGCGCGTGCGGCGCTGGGATGCGGTGAACAACGTGTGGCTGGACCCCGTGGCCAGCACCAACCCCGCCTGGATGTACCTGTGGCTGTGCACGCAGTGCCCCGCCGTGATCCGCCGGCTGGACGACACGCGCATGGACCTGTACGGCATCGCCGAATGGGCCGCCGATTGCGACACGCGCGGCCTGGCGATCGGTTTCACGATGGACAGCGCCCGCGCCTTGGGCGACTGGCTGCGCGACGTGCTGGCCGCCGGCCGCGCCAGCTTCGGCCTGCGCAACGGGCAATACAGCGCCGTGCGCGACGTGCTGCAGACCGTGCCGGTGCAGATGTTCACGCCGGCCAACAGCAGCAACTTCCAGTTCACGCGGCTGTTCACCTTGCCGCCGCACGCGCTGCGGGTGAAGTTCACCAACCCCGAGGCCAACTACCAGCAGGACGTGCGCACCGTCTACGCCGACGGCTACGACGCCAGCAACGCCACGCGCTTCGAGGAGCTTGACCTGAGCATGATGGTGGACCCCGGCGCGGTCTGGAAACTGGCCCGCTACCACCTGAGCGTGGCCTGGAACCGCCCCAACACCTACACCTGGACCGCCGACGTGGAGCACCTGGTGTGCGAGCAGGGCGACATGGTGACCGTGGCCCACGACGTGATCAGCTTCGGCCTGGCCTGGGGGCGCATCACCGCGATCGACAACGCCAGCGTGACCCTGACCGAGGAGGTGACGCTGGCCGCGGGCACCACCTATGCGGCCCAGGCACGACTGCAGGATGGCACGCAGGTCACCAGCAACGTGAGCGCGCCGGTGGGTGTGCCCACCCGCACGCTGGCGCTGGCGGCGCCGCTCACCGGCGCCGCCGTGGGCGACCTGATCGTGCTGGGCGAAAGCACCCGCATGACGGCCGACCTGGTGGTGAAAACCGTGGAGCCCGGCGACGAGTTCAGCGCCATCATCACGGCGGTCGACGCCGCGCCCATCGTGCATACCGCCGATACGGGCGACCCGCCACCCTTCGTCAGCGACATCACCGGGCAGGCGTGGTGCGCGCCGCCCGACCCGCCCGTGGTGCATATCCGCGCGGGCGACAGCGCGGCCAACGATGCCGGCGTGGTAGATGCGCAGACCGGCGTGGGCAGCCAGCCCAGCGGCGGCATCTACCGGTTCCCCGTGATCAGCGGCGGCTACGGCAGCGGCGGTTGCGTAGTGGTGGAAAGCTATCTCGGCGACATGCGCCGCGCCGGCGACGTGCGGGTGGGCGACATGCTGGACATGGCCGACCCTGTGACGCTCGCGCCGCGCAACGACCGCGTGACGTACAGCGAGCCCACGCTGCAGCCCTGCGTGGAGCTGGTGACGGAAAGCGGCATCGTATTACGCTGCTCCACCACCGCGCCGCTGCCCACGCGCGACCACGGCCTTGTATTGGCGCCCCATGTGGCCGGCAAGCGCGTGGCCGTGCGCGACGGCCACGGCGAGCGCTGGGAGGAAGTGCGCCGCCTGCGCAGCATCGGCCTGCGCCTTGTGCAGCACATCAGCGTCAACGACGGCTGTTTCTGGGCCGGCGCGGAGCCGGGCCGCTGCGTGCTCCACCACAACAAGCTCGCGCCCCTGCAGGGTGCCAGCAGTGATGCCCGCATGCAGACGGAGGCCGCGTAATGGCCGCATCGGTTGCCGCGTACTACGAGGTGCAGTGGCGGCTCAAGCTGTCCGGCTCGGCCTGGAGCGCGAGCTACCGCGTCAACCCCACCAGCGAAATCGTGGTGAAGGGGTTGGGCCGCGCGCAGGACTACGAGTTCCGCGTGCGATCGGTGAGCAGCTGCGGCGCCCGCAGCATCTGGGTAGGCAGCGACTACACCGTGCCGGATGCGCCGCCGCCACCACCGGTATTGACGCCGCCGGTGGGGTCGGGCCACAGCGACGGCGTCAGCATCGACTGGGGCGACGGCAGCGTGCCGCCCAGCGGCGTGATGTACCAGGTCGATCGCGCGCCGGCCGTGGCGCCCTACGCCAGCAGCCCGCCGCCCGAAGGCGACGCCAGCTGGGTGCGCGTGGCCACCGTGAGCGCCACCAACTGGACGGACAGCCTCACCGATACCGCGAACTACTGGTATCGCGTGCGCGCCGTGAGCTACACCGGCGCCACCAGCGCCTGGACCGTGCTCAACGCTCCGCTGCAGGCCACCGTGAGCACGGTGGACCTGCAAACCGAAGTGAACCAGCAATTCACCCAGCTTCAGGCCGACACCGCCGGCCTGCGCAACGACGTGGACACCACCATCGCGCAGGTGCAGACGCTGCAGGGCCAGGTAGGCGACATCCTGCAGGCGGACGTGTGGAGCAGCGCCACGACGTACGCCAAGGGCGAGCTGGTGCAGTACAACGGCCAGCTGTTCCGCTCGCTTATCGACGGCAACCTCAACCACCAGCCGACGGCCAGCACCACCGACGCGAACTGGGAGTACATCGGCAACTACGCCAGCCTGGGCGAAGCGGTGGGCGCCACCGCGGCCAACGTGGCCACGCTGCAGAACACGGTGACGCAGCAGGGCAACACGATCACCGCCAACTCGCAATCGATCACGCAGAACGCCGCCGCCATCGGCACCAAGGCGGACGCCAGCGCGCTCACGGCGACGAATGCCACAGTGACGCAGCAAGGCAATTCGATCACGGCGAACGCCGCCGACATCGCGCTGTTGGGCGCGCACACCGCCGACAAGTCGGCGTTCGTGCTGAATCAGAACAGCGTGCAGGTGGGCGGCGGGCAGACTTTTGCGCAGATGTTGAGCGGGTTGCAGGCGGGTACGGCGGCGGTAAACGCTCGCGTGGATAGCGAGCAAACGGCAAGGGCTAATGGGGATGCGGCGAATGCAAGCGCCATTACGGCCGTGCAGGCATCAACTAATGCGGTAAACAAAAACTGGTGCACGAACCCCAACGCCGATACCGGGACGTCTTCTTGGATTACCTTTAGCACTGAAAACGGTGCAGTATTTGGCACCGCGTCATGGACGCAGGGGAACATTTTCGTATTTTCTCAATCGGTATCGGGCGGCTACACATGGTTCGAATTTGATTGGCAACCTCCGTACACCCAAGCGCCATGGACCGCGGGGTGCGAGTTGTCCGTTCAGGGTCTTGGCGCCGGATCATATGTTTACCATTCACTCGTGGCGCTCGATGCAAGCGGAAATTCACTGCAGGAGAAAACAAGCGCACTTTTTCAAAATGGCAATTATTCCCGCCTGAATAATTCTTTTGCCTCAATGTCGGCACCTCCGGCCGGAACAGTGAAATTTCGATATGCGGTGGTCCTTTACGGCACCGCGACGCAAGTCACCTTTCGGGCGGTGAAAATCGAGAATAGCGGTTCTCCGACGGCTTTCACCGTAGACGGCATGGCTGCGCAAAGCGCCTCCGCCACCCAGTCCCTCACCGCCGGCACCACCATCAACGGCATCGCCTACGCCGCCGCCACCACCATGGTGGACGCCAACGGCCGCATCGGCGGCACGCGGCTGGCGAGCAACGGCGCCGTGAGCAGCTTCACCGTGGTGGCCGACCAGTTTGCCGTCGTGGCGCCGAACGGCGGGGCGCGGCTGGAATGGAGCGGCGGCAACCAGCGCGTGTACGACGCCAACAACGTCCTGCGCGTGCGCATGGGCGTGTGGTAATGGGCGTCGGCCTGCAGGTGTGGGACGCGTCGGGCAACCTGATCTTCGACACGCCCGATCGCGTCGGGCGCATCGTGGGCAGCTTCACCACGAGCGGCACCAACGGCACGCAGACCTTCACCGTACCCGCCGGCTGCACGGGCTTCTGGTTCGTCAACGCCCCGGCCACGGTGTTCGGCACGGATCTGCCCAATGTGACGATCGGCGGTGGCACGCTGACGTGGGCCTGCAAAGCGGGCGTCACCATCTATTACGGGTGCTACTGAGATGGCCGACGCACAGTTTGTCGTCTACAACGATGCCGGCATCGAGCAGGTGAGCTTCGGCGGCATCAACCTCGCGCTGGTGCACAAGGAAGTCATCAACAACATGGCGTCATGGACGGCCACGAGCGGGCCGCTGCAGACGGGCGTGTCGTACTCGTTCACCGTGAACGCCGTGAATCCCATCGTCGCGGTCGCATCCGACAAGTCGGGGGCGCAGGGCGCGGTATTCGCCACCGCGACAAACACCGGGACGAACCAGTGGCGCATCGACCTGTGGGGCGGCGCGACGGTGACGAGCACCAGTTCGCAGGCCGGCGCGAACACGTTGAACGCGAACGTCAACGTCTACGTGTTCGACGTTGCGCCTGCGCCGGTTGGGTCGAGCGGCTTCGGGCTGGTGCTTTTCGACGCGACTGGCAAATGCACTTTCAATTCCAACTACCCGGCCGCGCGCGTCGTCCAACTCCTCGGCGTCAACCAGGCGACGGGCGTGTTCGATACGCTGACGCCGCCGGCCGGCCGGACCTACGCCACGGTGCTGCGCTCGACGTGCGGGCAGCAGATCATCGGCAGCCGCAATCCATCGAGCGGCGACCGGCTGGCGAATACCTTCGGCTACGGCGTGGCGGGCGGCATGAGCGGCGCGCAAATGACGTGCGGCCCCTACGGGCCTGCCACGAGCAGCAACGGATCGCTGTCGTGCTTCGTCGCGGGTCTGACGGTATCCATCGCCGGGTCTGCCGGAGGCCCCGGCGGCATCGGCCAGATCTACACCACGTTCGGGTGCCAGTACGTTTTGGGGGGCGTCACGCGGTTCTTCAGCGATGGCTTGGTGCTGGATGTCACCAACTTCTAACGCCACGCGGCCTGCGCGCGCCCCCATGGAGGCGCGCATGCCGGGCAGCGCAAGGTGCCGCGAGGTGCGGCAGGGGCCGCGCGGAGCCCTGCATGGCCGACCACTTCGACACCTGCCTGCGCTGGACGCTCGGTTACGAGGGCGGCTACAGCAACCATGCCGCCGACCCGGGCAAGGCCACGATGCGCGGCATCACCCAGGCCGTGTACGACGACGACCGCCGCGAGCGCAACCTGCCGCGGCGTGACGTGCGTGACATGACCGACGCGGAGCTGCGCGCCATCTACCGCGGCCGCTACTGGCACCTGGCCGGCTGCGCCGCACTGCCCTCGGGCGTGGATTACGCGGTGTTCGACTTTGCCGTGAACAGCGGCGTGGGGCGCGCCGTGTGCACGCTGCAGCGCCTGGTGGGGGCCAAGCCGGACGGCGCCTACGGCATCGCCACGCAGGCGGCCGTGACGCGCTATGTGGTGGCGCAGGATGCGTCCACCCTCAGCGATGCCCTGTGCCAGGTGCGCGTCGGCTGGCTGCACACGCTGGGCACGTTCCCCACGTTCGGCGCGGGCTGGGTGCGCCGGGTGATGGGTGCACAGCCCGGCGCGCAGCTGGACGACACCGGCGTGATCGATCGCGCGCTGTCGCTGGCCATGGGCGGCAAGCCCACCGAACCGCTGGCGCAGCTGACCACGCCGAAAACCTATGCCTGCGGAGCCCTGGCGTGATGTGGGACACGTTGTGGCATGGGCTGCAGGCCCATGCGGCCTACCCGGTGCTGGCGGCCGTGGCCGGCGCCATTGGCGGCGCGCTGCACGCCAGCACGGACACCGGCTCGCCGCTGACGCATTGGCTGCAGGCCGCGGCGTATGCCGTGTTTGCCGCGGTGGCCGGCGTGCTGGGCTACGTGATGCGCATGATGGACGCCGGCTCGCCGGTGAAGTTCTGGCGATCGGTGGTGGAGGGCAGCAGCGCCGGTTTCGTGGGCCTGCTGGCGATGTGGCTGTGCCAGGCGGTGCACGTGGGGCCGGAATGGACGGCCGTCACCGTGGGCGTTTCGGGCTGGATGGGCGCGCGGGCATCGATCCAGATGCTGCAGCGTGCCGTCTGGAAGAAATTGGGCTTGAACGGGAGTCAGGACCATGGCGCTGACGACGCAACTACTTGAGCGCATTCCGCTGCTGGGCACGGCCTGGGCCTGGGTAAGCGGCAAGGCGCGGCTGCTGCTGGAATACGCGCTGATCGCCGCCGTGGTGGCGCTGGCGGGGTTTGCCTTCAACTCCGCGCTGCAGCGCAAGTCGCTGGAGAAAACGGTGGCCGGCCTCAGCACCTCGCTGGGCAGCGTGAGCACCACGCTGAACCAGCAGGTGGAGGCCAACCGGCAGCAGGACGCCGCCATCGCGCGGCTGAAGGATCTGCGCGAGTTGGACAGCAGCGCGCTGACCACGCTGCAGGGCGAACTGGGCAGCGTCAACGCCAACAACCGCACCATCAAAACCAAGCTCGCGGAGCTGGAGCGTACCAATGCGCAAGCCAAGGCGTTTCTGGATACTGCCGTGCCTGATGCTGTTGGCTGCCTGCTCGACAGTCGGCCCTGCAAAGCCGCAGACGGTCACGGTCACCCGCACTGAGGTGCTGGCGCCGCAGCCGGTGCTGATGCAGCTGTGCGCCGCGCCAGCGCTGCAGCCCACGGTGACGGTGCGTGCGATGCAGGCCAACCTGCTGGCCTACCGCGGCGCCTACGAGGCGTGCGATGCGCGCATGCGCTGCCTGGTGGATTGGCTTCGTTCGGCGCAGGCCGGCAAGACGGTGGTGGATTGCAGGGCGGGCAAGGCGCCGTAGCTGCTGCCGCGCCGCTCATTGGCGGCAGGTGAGCGTGCCGGTTTCGATGGAGGCGCGCGCCGCGGCCAGCTCGCGCGCATCCCAGATGCCTGCATTCCACACCGTCACCGTGATATCGCTGCCACCGTCCCGGGCTTCGGCCACCTCGATGCGCTCCAGATCACCGCCCGCGGCGGCCGCCGTGACATGCACCACGCCTGTGTGGTTGTCGGTGTAGAGGTTGCCGTTCACGTTGAACGAGCCGGAGAACCAGCTGGTGTTGGCGTGGCAGTGCCGGGCATAGGCATCGGCGCGGCGATAGGCCTGTTGGTAGGTGAGCGGTGCGTGGAACGCGTCATGCGCCGCGCCGCGACCATCTTCCCGAATGCCCATGGCGCAACCGGCCACCAGCAACAACAGCCCCATCGCGGCGTAACGCATGCCCTGTATTCCTTGTCGCATCGTTGCTTCCTTAACCCATCACATAAGGAGCGCATGGAGCGCTGTGCGCTTCTCCTTGGCGAGCCCAAGGATGATCTGTATCAGGCTTTGATCTTCCGCGGACTGCACGACGTAGCCGCCTGCGTCGTCGGCAACGCGTGCAAGCGCGCGCGGAACTCCTGAGCCGGTTTCCAGCCAATACGCATCCACGCCGAGCGCGTGCGCGAGCGAGCCGATCCGGGTGGTGCGCTTGCTGATGCCGCGCTCCAAGTCCGAATAGCTCTGCTGCGTCATGCCGGCGCTCTTGGCGACATCTTCCTGTGACAGCCCCCTGTCAGTCCTTGCCTGCACAAGCCGATCCGCCAGCGTGGTGGAGACCTGTTTCATGGCGCGGAATGTACAGGCTTGCCGGTATGGCTCCAAACAGGCACGCCTGTTGACAACTACAGGCAAGCCTGTATAGTCGCCACATGCACACCGATATCCAAGCTCGTCAACCATTGAACGAAGCCCTGGCGCGGGCCTGCCGCATCGCAGGCGGGCAAAAGGCTTTGGCCACGGCCATCGGCCGCAAACAGGGCACCGTGTGGGAGTGGCTTTTTGTGAGCGGACAGGTACCCGCAGACGTGTCCATGCAGATCGAGGACGCCACAGGTGTACCGGCCGAGGCCATCAATCGCCAGCTGGCCGATTTCGCCAAGCGCCGCGGCATCAAGGTGCGCCAGCTGCGCAAGGCCATGAACGACCAACAGGGTAGGGCGGCCGCATGAACCTGATCGGCTACGTGCGCGTGAGCACCGACGACCAGCGCCGCAACGGCGTGAGCCTGGAGCAGCAGCCGGAGCGCCTGCGCGCCTATTGCGCGCTGCACGGCCACGCGCTGGTGGGGCTGTACACCGACGAGGGCGTGAGCGCCAGCGTGCCGCTGGCCAAGCGCAGCGGGGGCAGGGCGGTGCTGGATGCGCTGAAGTCCGGCGTGGCGCAGGGCGTGGTGGTGGTGCGGCTGGACCGGCTGTTCCGCGACGCGCTGGACGGCCTCACGTTTTTCCGCGCCGCGGAGCGTTGCAAGGCCAGCGTGCACAGCGTGAGCGAACTGATCGACAGCAGCACGCCGGCGGGGCGCCTCGCGCTCACCATCCAGCTGGCCGCTGCGCAGTACGAGCGCGACCTGGCCGTGGTGCGCGCCATCGACTGCAACACCAGCCTGCGGCAGGCGGGCAGGGTATACGGCCCCGTGCCCTACGGCTGCCGCGCGGTGGGCGAGGGCGACGGCCGACGCCTGATGCGCGACCCGCTGACGTGGCCATGCCGCGAAGGCATCGTGCGCGACCTGCAGCAAGGCCTCAGCCTGCGCGGTATGGCGGCCGACCTGCGCGCGCGCGGCGTACCCAGCCCCACCGGCAAGCTGCGCTGGAGCCCCAACACCTTGAACGAGTTGCGCGTGCATCACGCCGACTTGGCGGCCCTCCCCCTGTTCGATGACGACGGCGCGCAGGTTGCCGGCGCCGCCGGCGCGGCGCGTGACCCGGAGCTTTCACATGCATGAGCTGCCTGCCATGAACCCGCCGGCGCGCGCCGCGTTTGCGCGCCTGACCCACGCCACGGCGCACGAAACCATCACGCTGCAGACGCTGGCGTTTCGCATGCGCCGCGAGGGCGTGAGCACCGTGGCCGGCGTGTTCGCCCTGGTCAACGAGATGTTGGCCGAGCGCGCGCAGCGCCTGGGCATGCAGCCCGACGAGCTGTGCGACGCCTATGAGGCGGCCGCCACCGACCAGCGCATGGACATGGCCCTGCTGCGCGGGGAGGCCGGCCATGCGTGAGAGCCGCCGCCAGGTGATTGCCGACCACGTGATGCTGGCCATCAGCCGCAGCGCGCTCACCGAGCGCACCTACGCCCAGCGCGTGGCCGACCTATACATGGAGCGCACGCCGCTGCATGCGCGCGCCATCCCCTTCGCGCAGAGCGCGGACCCCTACGCCGACAGCGAGGCCAACCGGCAGACGGTGAAGCGCATGCTGGACGGCCGCGTGCGCATGGCCGTGGACATCGAGGAGGCGCTGGTGCTGGCGCTGCCCGAGCCGTACCGCCACGCGCTGATGGCGGAGCTGGCCGAGCGCCTGGGCCTGCTGGCCGCCGACCAGCCCGCGGCGGACGCGACGGGGCAGCAGCACCAGGTGGCGGATCTGATCGCCGGCGCCGCGGCCGCACTGGACAAGCTGGCGCCCATGCTGGACGACGGCGTGCTGGACGAGCACGACGCGCAATACGCCGCGGCCGCGCTCGCCGCGCTGGAAGCGCTGCAGGGCCGCGCCATCACCATCGAGGCGGCCATCCGCAGCTATGTGGTGCCGGCGGCCAGCGGCCGGAGGGCGCGGGCATGAGGCGTGATTGGACGGGGATGCAGTCCAGCGCCCACCTGGTGTGCATGCACGCCGAAGCGGGGCAGCAGCTGCGCGCCGAAGGCCAGCATCATCGCGCCGCCCGGCAGGAACGCTATGCCGCCGAGGCGGCGATGTACGCCGAAATCAATGCGCGGCGCGCCTACGGCTTGCCCGTGGAAAAACAGATCCACCGGCTATGCGATCTGCATGCAACGGCGGTGACGCCATGACCGCCATACCCACCGATTTCACGACCCCGCCGGGGCCGGAAAAGAAGAACGCCCGGGGCAGCCACCCCGAGCGCTCAGGTTGTCCCACCGCTTGGAGAACGGAAGACATGTCCACTGTACTGCAGGTTGTACCGCCGCGCCAGTTGCGCGCCGCGGAGGCTGCGCTGCTGCGCTGGTATCCCGCCGCGCCGCTGTGCCTGATCGACCGCATCCGCCTGCACCGGCCCGGCTGGCCGGTGATCCAGGGCGGCAAGGGGAGGGCGCACGCATGAGCAGCAAGGAGCCGATCGTTATCGCCGACCTGTCGGCCGCCGTGTTCCGCCGCGTGCTCGCGTTCGCACCGGTCAACGAAATCCGCTACTACCTGTGCGGCGTGCACGTGGTGCCCGGCAAGGTGGTGCTGCTGGAAGGCACCAACGGCCACATGATCTACGTGGAGGAGGACACCAGCGGCACCGCGCAGCGCGATCTAATCGTGAACATCGGCATGCGCGGCCGCAACCTGCTGCGCGGCGACAATCGCGTGAAGGTGCACGACGACGGCAGCGTGCGCATCACCACGTTGAGTGGCGGCACGACGCTGTACATCGAGCCCGGCACCGGCGTGATCGACGCCAAGTACCCGGAGATCGAGAAGGTGATCGGCCCGATGGATGGCTGGCACGAAGGCTTCGGCGCGTCGCTGAACGTGGAGTATCTGAAAAAGGCGCTCGCCATCCCCGGCTACATCCGGTTTTTCAGCCGCAAGGATGACCAGGGCAAATACGACCACAAGGGTGCCGTGATGTTCATGATGGACGGCGGCACCGTCAACGGCGGCAAGGCCTTCGGCCTGATCATGCCGATACGCGGCAACTTCGCGCCCGACTCCGCGGTGGACGACATGCTGCCGGCCGGGCTGGTGAAGGGCAGGCCGCAGCGGGTGGCGGCATGAGCCTGCCCACCCTCTACGTCGGCATGGCCAACCCCGTGCGCGATGCGGATATCGCCCAGGCGCTGACGGTGGAAACCATCGGCGCGGTGGCCGCGCACTTCAACTTGTCGCGCACCGCGGTGCGCGCTGCGGCGGCACGGCATGCGGCGCGCCGCGACTTCGACCTGCTGCTGACCGGCCACGACACCCCCCCGGTGCGCGTGTGCCACGTGGTGTCGTGCAAGCCGTTCACGGCGGTGGCGCTGGCCGCGTTCCGCACCTACGCCGGCACGCTGAAGAAGCTGGAGATTCCCGGCTGGAAGCTCACGGACGGCCACGCCAGCTGCACCGTGGCGGATATCCAGCTGGCCCTGCAGAGCGCGGCGAAGGCGGAGAAACAGTCCGATGGCGCGCCGCGCGCCCGCCGCGAGGCGCGGCAGCGCCTTGGCATGGAGGCCTGACGCCATGAGCAACGTCATCACCCTCGCCGGGCACAGCGTGCCGCAGGTGACGCTGGAGCAGGCGGTGCAGCACTACCTCAGCCGCAAGCGCATGCGCGGCGCGCAGCTCAACACGCTGGTGGCCTACGGCAGCGACCTGCGCGGCTTTGCCGCCTTTGCCGCGCGGCACGACATCGACCTGATCGGCCTGGTGGGCGAGCGCCTGGTGGACCGCTGGCTGGACAGCCTGAGCATGGCGGCCCTTTCCCCGCGCACGCAGGCCCGCAAGCTGGTAGTGCTGGGCCAGCTGGTGGAGCACGCGCAGCGCGAGGGCTGGCTGCGGCACGACCCCACCAAGGATTGCCGCGTGCGCTTCACCGTGCAGCCGGTGATTGCGCCGGAGCTGTCGCCGCTGATGGCCGTGCTGGAGGGCGTGCCGGTCGACACGCCGGCCACGCTGCGCGATCGCGCCATGCTGCGGCTGGCGCTGGACGGCGCGCTGCGCGTGAGCGACGTGGTGGGGCTGGACCTGGCCCAACCCGGCACGCCGCCGCGCCGCGGCGTGGACATGGTCCGGCTCACCGTGAACACGGTGGGCAAGGGCGGCAAGCCGGCCTGCGTGCCGATCAACCAGCGCACGGCGCAATGGCTGCAGGCGTGGCTGGACGTGCGCGGCACCATGGCGCGCGACGACGAGCCGGCGCTGTTCGTGAGCAACCGCGGCCGGCGCATCACCCGGCAGCAGGCGCACAACCGCATCAAGCTGTGGGGCGCCCACTTCGGCCTGCCCAACCTGCACTACCAGCTGCTGCGCCACCGCCGCGTGGGCGACGTGGTGGAGCGCCTGGGCCTGGAGGCCGGCCAGCACCTGGCGCGGCACGCCAAGAAATCCACCACCGCCAACGTGTACGGCGCGCAGGCCGCCGCCGTGGTGCGGCACGTGCTGCGCGAGCACGCGGATCTGGATGCGGCGGTGACGCGGGGTGCGGCGTGAACGTGCCGGCCTATCCACTGAGCATCTGCATGCCCGACGAGGCGGAACGACTGCGCCTGCTCGCCCTGATCGATCCGCTGGTGGCATTCCTTTCCTCCCCGGGCGACTGGGGATACGGCACGCAGTTGGGCGACCTGACGCGCCGGGCCATCAGCGTGCGCGATCAGCTCCGCCAGCTTCAAGAAGAACTACCCACCGTTGCGGCAGCCACCGCAACCCCTTCCACCTGACCGTTCCACCGCGCGTCCATCCCGGCCGCGCACACCACCGCCTGGAGAAACCCATGAACAAGTCCACCCTGATCGCTTCCATCCTCGCCACCGCCACGCTGGCCGCCTGCGCAGGCGCACCGATCAACCACGATGCGGCCCGCGCCATGGCCGAGCGCCAGTGCCGCGTGACCGCGGCGACGGAGAAGCAATACCCCATCGACGCGCAGGGCAACGTGCGCCTGGTGAACGTGGCCTACGCCAAGTGCATGCAGGCCAAGGGCTTCGGCCCGCGGGAGGGCTGAGCGATGCAGCCGCACGCATCACCACCCACCGACCCGCGCAAACCCGCGATGCCGCTGCGTCCACTGGCCGCGCGGGAGAACAACGGCCGCATCACCGTGTACGTCGGCGCCAGCTACCAGCAGCTGCAGCCAGCTGCGGCGTGGGCGTTGCTGGGCCAGCTCGCCACCGCATTGGATGTGCCGGGTTGGCCGCCCATATATCGCTTCCTTGCGTGGGTGTCCGGCCTGCATCAGCTGCCCGACCGTGAGGCGGTGATGCAGAAATTCCATGTGTCCTACGCCACGGCGTATCGGTGGATTTCGCTTGAGCGCGCAAGGCGCGAGGAGGCGGCATGTTCCAGCGACAAGTGATGCACGTGGCAGGCACATTCGCCCGCTGCGCGGACTGCGGCCGCGAGCCGCGCCACTACACCGGCCGCGGCAGCCTGCTGAGCGAGGGCGCGCGCTTCGGCGCCATCCCGCCCCGCCACCAGCTGAACTGCCCCTGCGGGCGTAGCACCGGCTGGATGCCCACGCTCACCGACGCCATGCGCGCCTGGGGCGAGCTTGGCGAAACCCTGCCGCTGCCGCTGCGGGAGGCGTTGCGCGCCGCCAACGTGCGGCCGCTGCGGCAGCCGAAGGGGAGGGCGCACGGATGAATGACGGAGTAGTAGTCGCCAAGGATCAGTGTTCACCCCCGAGCTTCACGATCATGGAGCCCGGGAAGCCCGTGGATACCGTGCGCCGCGACATCGCGGCCGCCGCCCTCAACGGCCTGCTGGCCAGCGGCGGTGACCGCACCAGCCCCGACCACGTTGCCAAGCGCGCCGTGCGCTACGCCGACGCGCTGCTGGAGGTGCTCAACACCACCCACGAGGAGCAGCGCCATGCTTTCCGCAACCGTTGAGTTCGTGCCGCCGCCGATCATGGACACGCAGGCCGGATGCATGGCCCGGCGCAGCGTGATCGGCCGCGCCAGCCGTGCCGGCGCCGCCCGCGGCGCCTACCGCTGCACCGCCTGCGGCGGCCGCTGCGAGGTGCAGGTGGACTACGACGCCGCCGGCAACGTGGCCCACAGCCGCGGCAAGTGCCGCACCCCCAACTGCATCGCCTGGGAGGATTGACATGCGCAGCAACGAGCAGCTGAGCCCGCAACACGTCGCCATCCTCGCCGAGCTGCGCCGCGGGCCGGCCACCACCATGCAGCTGATCCGCAACTGCGGCGTGATCTGTGTCAGCGCCCGCATGCACGAGCTGAAAACCCGCCACGGCTACGACATCGGCATGCAGATGGTGCGCGTGGTCGACCGCCGCCGGCACGTGGTGCGCGTGGCGCAGTACAGCCTCAACCGCCGCCGCGCAAAGCGCGCGGCTTGACCCCTATGGCATGTCGGCGTGGAGGGACACGCGGCCTATCAGGTTGACCACAACCCGGGGTAACACCCGGCCACCGACGACGGGATAGCGCCTTAAACGCGGCGCAGCAGGTACTCAAGCCCTGCACATGCCACCACCATTGCACAAGGATTGCCATGTACTTCCGCAACCTCACCCTGTTCCGTTTCTCCCCGGCCGTGGCCGCCGATCTGCAGCGCCTGGACGCAGCGCTGGGCGATCACCGCCTGCGCCCCTGCGGCCCGCTGGAGATGGTCACGCGCGGTTTCGTGCCGCCGGTGGGCACCGGCGACGACGCGGCGCTGACGCACACCGTGCAGCACCGCACGTGCTTCACCCTGGGCGCCGAGGACAAGTTGCTGCCGTCGGCCATGGTCAACGAGGCGCTGCAGCGCAAGGTGCGAACCATCGCCGACGAGGAAGGCCGCAAGGTAAGCGGCCGTGAGCGCAAGCGCATCCGCGAGGATCTGTACACCGAGCTGCTGCCGCGCGCTTTCGTGCGCAGCAGCCGCATGGGCGGCTACGTGGATACGCGCCACGGCTGGCTGGTGCTGGATACCGCCAGCCGCAAGGCGGCCGAGAACGCACTGACGCAGTTGCGCGAGGCGCTGGGCAGCTTTCCCGCCGTGCCGCTGGCGCCGGAGGAAGGCCCGCGTGTGCTGCTGACGGATTGGCTGGCCAACGGCACGCTGCCCGCCGGCCTCGCCCTGGGCGACGAGTGCGAGCTGCGCGACCCCGCCACCAGCACCGGCGCGCGCTGGAAGTGCCGCGCCGAGGATCTGGACAGCGAGGAAGTGAAGGAACACCTGCGCAGCGGCAAACAGGTGTTCAAGCTGGGCCTGGTCTACGACGAGCGCATCAGCTTCGTGCTGGGCGACGACCTGGTGCTGCGCAAGGTGAAGCTGCTCGACACCGTGCTGGACGCGCTGCCCGACGACTACGAGAGCGCCACCGCCGAGGCCACCGCGGCGTTCGTGCTGTTCGCGGGCGAGGTGGGCCGCCTGCTGGAGCGCATGGTGGAGTGGTTCGCGCTGCCGCGGCCGAGCGAGGAGGGTGCGGCATGAGCGCGGAAATCAGCCATTGCGGCACGTACCGCTACGTGCTTTCCCGGCCGTCTATCGTCAGGTTCCCCGAAAAGGGAACGGCGCTGTTCTGCATGCTCAACCCGAGCACGGCCGACGCCACGGTGGACGACCCCACCATCCGCCGCTGCCGCGGCTTCGCCAAGGATTGGTTCTGCAACGGCTTCACCGTGGTGAATCTCTACGCGCTGCGCGCGACCGACCCGCGCGAGCTATGGAAGCATCCCGATCCTGTCGGGCCTGCGAATGATGGATGGCTGAAAAGCCTTGCGCATGAGTATGGCGACGTGGTGTGCGCCTGGGGCGCCAATGCGCGCGAGGATCGCGTGCGCCACGTCGTGGGCCTGTTTCTGTCTGTCGGCGCGCGGCTTTGGCACCTTGGGCTGACGAAAGCGGGCGCGCCGCGCCATCCGCTTTACATCCGTGCCGACCAGCCGCTGGAACGGTGGACACCGGCCTTTGCCGAAAAGGTGGTGGCATGAGCACGGAGCCCAACACGCCGAACAACCTGCGCAACCGCGCGCACCTGGTGATGCATGCTGCCGCCAGTGCGGTGGTGGCCAAGCGCCACCTGGAGCAGGCCATGCACCACGCCAAACACGGGCGCCTTGATGTGTCCGTGTTGAAGGATCTGCGCGCCGGCATCGACGCTGTCGACCTCAGCCTGCGCCACGCCGAGCAGTGCCGGCTGCGCCTGCTGCGGAAGGCGGATCGGATGGATTGCCAGACCATCGCCGACAAGGTGCCGGAGGCCGCCCATGTCGCACGTTGAAGGCACCACCATCAAGCCCCTGGTGCGCCTGCCGCGCGACCCGGCAGCATGCTGGGAGTGGCTGGGCACGGTCGACGCCAACGGCTACGCCCGCAAGGAGCACCGCAGGCGCACCATGACCGCCGCGCGGTGGATGTGGGAAACGCTATGGGGCGCGCTGCCGAATGCGCTGGTGGCGGTGACCACCTGCGGCAATCGGCAATGCTGCAACCCGGCCCACCTGCGCGCCGTCACCCTCACCGAGGCCCAGCGCGAAGGCCTTGGCGCCACGCTCACGCCCGCCGACGTGACCGACATCCGCCGCGCCCGCAAGGGCCACACCATCCACACCGCCAACCTGCTCGCCGAACGCCACGGCGTGAACCCCAGCGCGATCCGCGCGATCTGGAAGGGGCAAACGTGGCGGCCGGTGCGCAAGGCGGAAGGGCTGCCGTTTGAGGACGAGTGGCGCGCCGCCCAAGCCAAGAGAAAAGCCGCATGAACCGCCTCGCCGAAACCATCATTCGCCGCATCACGCGCCGGGCGCCCGATTTCGTCGTGGGCGGACAGGACAACCCCTACCTGCGCCGCTGGTGGGTGATCCCGCGCAACCCGGTGTTCAACATCTACCTGCACCAGTTCCTGCGCGACGACGACGACCGGGCGCTGCATGATCATCCATGGGCTTGGTGCTCGATCCTGCTGCGCGGCAGCTACATCGAGCACACCATCGCCGCCGGCGGTGTCCACCACCAGCAGGTGCGAATCTCGCCAAGCATCAAGCTCAGCGGCCCGCGCCGTGCGCACCGCATCGAGCTATGGAAAGACATCAGGACGCAGCGACCAGCGGAATGCTGGACGCTGTTTATCACCGGACCAAAGGTGCGCACATGGGGATTTCATTGCCCGCGCGGCTTTGTGCCTTGGCAGCGCTTCACCGCTGCCAGTGACCGAGGCGCGATCGGCGCTGGGTGCGGGGAGGCGGAAGGGGCGGCGCCGAGGTCGGTGGCATGAATATCTGCTACGGCAGCGTCTGCAGCGGCATCGAGGCCGCAAGCGTGGCGTGGCATCCACTGGGGTGGCATGCGGCCTGGCTTGCCGAGATCGAGCCATTCCCCAGCGCCGTGCTGGCGCACCACTACCCCGATGTGCCGAACCTTGGCGACATGACGCATATCGCCGCGCGCGTACTGGCCGGCGGCTTGCCGGTGCCCGACGTGCTGGTGGGCGGCACGCCATGCCAGGCGTTCAGCGTAGCGGGCATGCGCCGATCACTCACCGACGCGCGCGGCAACCTCACCTTGAAATACGTGGAGCTGGCCGATGCAATTGACCATGTTCGCCGCCGAGACGGACAGCCCGAAGCCGTCGTCTGCTGGGAAAACGTCCCTGGCGTGCTCTCGACGGCCGACAACGCCTTCGGATGCTTTCTTGGCGCGCTCGCTGGGGCGGGTGGCGAGCTGCAGCCTACAGGGAAGCGATGGACGGACGCTGGTTGTGTGTATGGACCCGCGCGAGCAGTCGCGTGGCGGATTCTTGACGCCCAATACTTCGGCCTGGCCCAACGGCGCCGCCGTGTGTTCGTTGTCGCAAGTGCTCGAAACGGGTTCGATCCCGCCCAGGTACTATTTGAGCGCGACGGCGTGCGCCGGGATATTGCGCCGAGCCGAAAAGCGCGGGAAGCAGTTGCCAGCAGCCTTGCAGCAAGCGCTGGCCATCACGGCTACAGCAGCCCACGCGGAGACGGAAGCGACAACCTGATCGCTAAGACGCTGCTGGGCGGCGCGCGAAAAAAGGGCGGCATCAGCTACGACGATGCGGAACTTCTGTGCGTTGCGACCGGTCAGGGTGGCGCCGACATGGGCGCCGACATGGGCGCCGACATGGCGCCGACTTTGTCCTGCAACCACGAAGCGCCGTATATCGCCGGAACGCTGCAGGCCAACGGGAAGGCGGCAGGCAGCGCCACGCAGCAGGATGCCGAGGCCGGCATGCTGCTGCCGGTGGCGTTCGATACCACGCAGATCACCAGCCCGATTAACGGCAGCAACCCAGTTCCCGGCGCGCCATGCCATCCGCTGGCTGCGAAGCAACACGCACCGACCATCGCCTTCGACTGCAAGGCATCCGGCCAGAACGGCTTCGGCGTCGGCGACATCGCCAGCACACAGCGCGCCATGGGGCATACAGCCAGCCATACGAACGGAGGAGGACACCAAGCCGTATTGCAGTCGATGCGGGTGCGGCGGCTCACCCCGCGCGAGTGCGAGCGCCTGCAGGGCTTCCCCGACGACTACACCCTGATCGCCATCAACGGCAAACCTGCCGCCGATGGCCCACGTTACAAGGCGCTTGGAAACAGTATGGCAGTCAATTGCATGCGCTGGATCGGCGAACGCATGCGGCGCGAACTTGAGCGGGCGGCATGACCATCCGCACCTGCCCGCGCTGCCAACAGCCCACCAGCCACCGCTGGTGCTGCGGCCTCGACCTTGCCGTGCGCAAGCGCTGGCGGATGACGCGGGACCGGGTGCGCCTGGTGCATGTATTGGCCCGCTCGCGCAAGGGCCTCACCGAGGAGCTGTACCGGCTGCGCCTGGCCGCCGTGGGTGTGGATTCATCGCTGCAGCTGTCGCGGGTGCAGTTCCACCAGCTACTGGTGGGGCTGCGTGCATTGCCGGATTCACCCGTCTGGCTTGCCGGGCGTCGGCACGCTCGCCGACGCGGCCGCGTCGTGAGGAGCGCCTGA